CTTTTTAACCGCTGAGAAACGAGCAGCAGGCAAGGACCCGTTTGACAGCAGAACAATTGAGATTGAGGTGGGAGAGGTATCCGATGAAAACGGCGGTATTTCTCGGGCCTCGATCTACGCGTGGATCAAAACCAACGGTGATTTTGTAGACGCTGCTGACGTTTAAGAAAGGAGAAAAGATGGAAAAAGCAAAAGCTCTGCCTAAGGGTGCTGCGGAAAAAATTAAAAACTATATTAAAGAGGTCACTACTCCCCTGCCCGTTCCAGATCCAGACGTCAATGCCCACCAAGTGGGCGGGGACCATTATCTCAACAAAGCGATTGAGCCTTGGGACTACATCATTGCAAACAACCTTGGCTGGTGCGAGGGCAACATTGTTAAATATGTAAGCCGCTGGAAAGACAAAGGAGGCCGCGCTGATCTATTGAAAGCGCGGCACTACCTTGAAAAGCTACTTGAATCAGCTATCTAGCTTCACCCCAGTTAGCTCCGACTTCTACGTCGCAGCGGCTGGGAACTTCTAACTGTACCGCTTCTGCCATGATTTTGGACGCTTCAACAGCGTCCTCTTTTTTGTCCACGCTAATGACAACCTCGTCATGAACTTGTAAGAGCAACCGAAAGCCTGCCTGATGTAACGCTAACATGGCTTTTTTGGTTTGATCTGCAGCAGAGCCTTGGATAAGACGATTCAGGCCCTTATAGGTCATGGCCCGCTTGATCCGTGGTCCGTATTTCGCGGCGGCTTCTTCATAGGGCAGAGCCTTGTTTAACCCCCATTCCATGGGCTCCCAAAGCGGGAACCGGCATTTACGGCCTAGCAGGGTTCGAATAGCTCCGCCAGAAGCGGGGTGTTCGATTCTGCGCATAACGGCATTAACGGTGCCTTTAAGAAACGGGACTTTTGTGTAAAAGGTCTGGATCAACTGATCAGCCTCATCTAGTTCTAGGTCAAGTTGAGCGGCCAATTTGGCTTTGCCCATGCCGTACATCAATCCTAAACCGATTGTTTTTGCTTGCTTTCTTCCAATTCCTGCCATATCCGCGACCATTTGGTGGAAGTCGGTGTTGGGGTTTTCCCTATAGGCCTGAACCATTTCATGTGATCCGGGGAGCTCAAGTAGCGAAGAGTAGTGAACCAGAAGTCGCGGTTCTTGTGATGAAAAGTCATTTGATGCCCAAAGTTGTCCTTCTTCTGGGAGGAATAGCCCTCTAACCATCGGCCCGATTATTTCGTGCCGTGCAGGAACCTGCTGCAGGTTTGGGTTAGCCATGGATAGGCGCCCAGTGACTGTCCCCCCGTCATCGGAGCGAAGTTGATTAATGTGCGGATGTATGCGCCCAGTTTTGGCGCAAAACGATAAGTAGGGCTGCAGGAAAGTGCTGTGTGTTTTATTTGTTTCCCGTGCCTCAACTATAATTTTAGCAAGAGGATGCATTGCCGTATCGAGGAAGCCCTTCGTAAAGCTAGGGGCCCCCTTTTCTGTTTTAGCATAGGGAACACCAAGACGATCAAAAGCCGAGGCAATACTAGCTGCTGCCCAGATATCTACGGGTTGGCCTACCTGCTCCTTCATCTGTTTTAAGAGTGCTTTTTCCCGTTTTTTAAGCTGATCGATAAGCTGTTCGGCCTTATTTACGTCAAAGCGGATGCCCTTAGCGGTAATGTCCATCAAGACGGGAAAGACTTCTGTTTCTAGCTGAAAGATGGATTCCACCTCTTCTTTGCGTAGCAGTGTTTTGAAGTGTTGCCACAGCTTGAGTGTAAGTGTCGCATCTTGCTCCGCGTAAGCTCCAACATACATAGCAGGGAGCTCCCAAAGCTCTTTTTTAGGGTGAACGCCAAACTCCCCGGCGGCTTGCTTAAGACCTTGTTCGGACTTGACTTCCTTGAGGTAATCAAAACCAAGTGAATTCAAGCTAAAGCTGAACCGATTCTCATCTAACAAGGGTGCGGCAAGCATAGTGTCATAAACTGTTCCGTTGACCGTGAAGCCTGCTGCTCGAAGCCAACCGCAATCGTAGGCGGCGTTATGCATGACCTTATCGCAGGGGAGGGCCATTACGTCCCTTATCCAGCGCTCTACGCGATTTTTATCAAGGTTCCCACCTCCGGCATGGGCAACGGGGAAATAACCGCTCCAGCCGTCTACAGCAAGCGCGTAGCCCACAACGTAGCCGTCATTACGAGGCCACCCCGGGCCCATCGATTCCATGTTTGGATCGCATGTTTCCAAGTCGATTGCAATTTCGGAGGCTGTGCTCAAGTTAGGGAAAATATCCGGTGCCACCCAATCCGAGGGGGTTGGGAACATAGGGGCGGTCATACTTGAAAGCCTTTCTCAATGCGCTGTGGCAGCACAAGATGTAGGGATTGTTTTGCTCGGGTTATCCCTACATAGAACAATCGATTAACGTTATCAGAATTTTTAGATGCTTCATTTGCAAATTTAGGGCTTAGATCCATTAGAAGAAGCACGTTATCTGCTTCGCCCCCTTTTGCGGCGTGTATGGTGGATAACCGGATGCGCCCAGCCTCGGAAAATTTAGTCCCTCGACGCAGTATAGCCACTAAATAAGTTTTTTTGTCGTCAGGGATTTTTTCTAATGCGGTGTACCAAACCTCATCTGTTTGCAAACCGTAGTGAGCTTTTAACTCATCCATGGTATAGGTCTTCTCCGGATCCCCTGTTTTAAATGTCTTGTGGCCCCTAAGCACGGCCTCGGCCCCTAGTAGACGGTAAACGGCCTTGACGTTTTCGTAGCCAATAGCTTGGCCTTTGCGTAAGCGCTCCCAATCCTGTACCGCCTCAAGAATGTTTTGGCTAATGCTCATAACGCCGCCGCGCTCAAACAAGATGCCATTTGATTTCAGCCATTCATGGATAGGGTTTAGCATATAGTTAGTGGTTGCCATGATGAGCCATTGGCCCTTATCAATCGGCACATCCTCAAACCGCATGTAGCTGCGGACATGGCCTTCCACCTCCCGCGGCTTCCATACTTTTTCTTGCCTGTTTTTGATTCGTTGGATGATATCGTTTGCAAGTTTGTGGACAGTAGCAGGAACCCTGTAGCTTTGTTCCAGTATTTGGATTTCTCCGGAGAACGAAAGAAAACTATTAACGTCCGCACCAGCCCATGTAAAAATGGCTTGATCATCATCCCCCGCCACCCATACGCGCTTAGAACGTAAGCACAATTCCTCAACCATCTTCCATTGCAGTCTAGACAAATCCTGCGCTTCGTCTATGATTAGCACATCAAGCTCTGGGAGATGGTGGGGCTCCTGCACAATGCGCTCCAACATGTCCGTAAAGTCGAGCAAATTTCTAGCCGATTTATAGTGACGGTAACTTCGCTCTACGTATTCAAAGTGATGCCATTCAATATCTAGCGCCGATTGGTTGTAATGTTTACGTAAGTCAAGGCCCTTGATCCGCGCAATGTTGATCTCGTTCAGTACAGGGTTATCCGGGCGCAGCATGTCCATATCAGCATCATGCGACACCCTTAAATCGAGCCCTGCCTCTTTTGCAAATTCGCGAAAGTGCTCGGCGCTCATGACATCCTCTTTCTTTAGCGACAGGCAGTGAAAGGCAAGGCTGTGCAAGGTGCGGAAGTAGGGAAAATCTGTCTTAGCGTTTAGGTGCGGAAATTTCTGGATCGCCCGATCACGAGCTTCGTTTGCCGCCTTTCTGGTGAAAGAAAAGTAACCTATTTTTACAGAGGGCACACCCTTTTCCAGCTCGGCGTCAACCACGTTGAGCAGGTAAGTAGTCTTACCTGCTCCCGGTGGGCCAAAGATTTTTTTAATATCATTCATTCCAAACGTCATCCGGCCAAACAATGACAGGGGTTCCGCGGCCCATGTACGCGCCCTCGATGTTGTACTCAATAAATTCTCGGGCCTCTTCTGCGGTCATGCCATCTTGCATCAGGTTTTCGCGGATGACTTCCCCGTCATACACTAAAACGTCGCACAAGCCGTGCTCCCGCCAAACCATGGCAGGTCCGATTACTGCGTTATCGTGGTCATCAATCTTCAGCATGTACTTTTACCTCAGAAGTTGTTTCGATCCAAACATGAGCGCCACAACTTAAAGGCTTGTCGGGGCTATAAACGACCCTTGAGGGGCCGCAAATTTCTACGTCATGTGCGTAGATATTGTTTTTATATGTTTTAACAGTCAGTACGGGATCATTTTTGCCTTCCTTGCGGTTGGACTTAATGACATGTTGGTTGACATGAATAATCGTTTTCAAAACGGGCTCTCCCCAGAACGTTTGGTCTGCGTCTCAAAGGGTGCGTCCTGTTTTCTAAAACTGGGGATACGCCAACAACGAATAGTGCGGCCTTTTATGAACATTGAAATAGGTTCCCCACCAATATCCCGTAGTCTATGCGCCATCTTAGGTGCGCTAAGGCCCATGAAGTTGTTCCGCTTCAAATGTGCCTCTAAATCCTTCATCCGAAAATAGGTTTTCCCCTCGTCATCATCCCGCCATGGGCGACCCATCATGACCTCTTCGCGGTCAAGTGCTTCCTGCATATGCGTGGTAAATTCCTCAAGCAGATCAGTGAAGCGGCCCGTGATGCTCGTGTCTTCGCTAGCTTCCGTAATCTGTTCAGTCTCGACCATTTCTTTCAGCAGTGCGTTTAGAAGCTGTTCCCAATCTGGTTTTCGCAGCGTTGGCGGGACAAGGTTTAACCGTTCCATACAGGCTTTTTGAAATGCTGTCTGGTTGTAAAGGCTCTCCGTATCAAGCTCTACTCGTCGTCCATTGATATCCAAGAACCACAATGGCGGTTCGCTTGCATATTTAGATAGCGAAGATATCTGCGGGGCATCTGGTCCATTGGATCCAATCCCATGCTTACGAGTGCGGCACAACCCGCTGTTACAGAATGCATTGAGTGGGATGTCCTTGCACTTGTACAAGTAATCCTTCTTACCAACCTGTTTTAAGACAAGTTGAACCTCGTTGTTCGGAAGAGGAGGAGCGACGTACTTAAAGTTATATTCGACCATTTTGTCCTCCCAGTCGGAGGGGAATGCTTTCTTAAGATAGATCCCAATGTTGAATAGTCCGTTGTTACGAGTCCCTTCCGGAAATCCTTGGGCGCATAAAGCCTGTAGACAAGGAGGGCCGTCTTTAATGGGGCTTTCCGCTTGCTCTGGCGGTGCAGGGAGGAGTAGAGGTGGCTTCTGGACCTTACTCCGGTAAATTTCGAAAAACTCCTCAAGAGAGGCAGCTTCCCCGTTATTATTGAATGCATACCTTGTACCATTGTCACCTCCAAAATAAGGCAGGTTCAAAAAGTTCCCCGTATCTCCACGGTCAACGAGAATTTCCGCTTGTTTAGGGAAAATTTCCCGCCCAGCCTCACCCAATAACGCCGCGGCGTTTTTAAGGTAGTCCTGCATTTCTGACGCCGAAACGGGTTCTTCAGTAAAAAGAAAAACGTGCGCGCCGCCAGATTTACTGCGGCACACAACCATGGGCAAATTTAATGAAGCAACCTTCTCCACCAGCCCCTTATGGTCAAGAGGATACTGATCAATATCGATACAGCCCCAAATACAAGTGTTATCAGCGCGAATAGGAATAATCCCAAGAGATGGCTCAACACCAGCCAAGTGCTTTTCCCACAGGTCATCTGTTGGTGGCTTCCTAACCACTTGGGCCTTCCCGACTTGTTTTCCATCTTGCCGGTTTTTGTCGATGACGTATGTGCCATAAGCAATGTCGAGTCCCCTGAAGACATCCTGAAATTTTTTTACTTCGGTCATTTTTATCTCAGGTGAAAAAGGGAGGGGTTTCCCCTCCCGTTAATCAGAACGGTACGCTATCGTCAAGAGTAAATGACGAGCCTTCACCTTCATGTTTCACTTTCACCTCGCCTGCGCCAATTGATGCCGCAAACTCTTTTGCTGCACGATAAATATTCATATCTTCAATTGTGCCGATGCGCTCAACTTCCCAACCAAACCACTTGCCCTTGTCGTTAGACTCGGCCTGCGTAGTCAGGCGGTAGAGTTGCGAATACATAGGAGGCGTGTACGCGCCATTCTTGCCTATCAGTTTTGTAGACATCATCATGCTGTTCCACTTGCGGCTCTTTTTAAGCTGCGTGGACTTCATGACGATCAGGGCAGGCTCGGGGAACCCATCCTCATTGATCACCATCACATAGTGATTAGCGGTGTTTTCAATGTAGTTGCCATTATCCAAATAGTCCTTATTGTCCCCCGGTTCCTTGTGGGTACGGCTGAGGATATCGGACGTTGCGGGGTAAATATGGATCGGCGCACCTGACCCGCTTCCGCGTGGGGCCCACTCAATATACTGGCGGATGTAGGCGCAAGGGATGACCGTTATACCCTTTTTGCCATCAAACAGTTGCCCAGATACTGAGTTCAAGATCATGCCCGGACGTGCATTTTCGTTATCGCTAACCTCTGGAGACGTACTTGTCAAGAGGCGCAGGAACGGCAATGCAAAGTCATCTTGCTGCATGCCCTCAAAACCACCGGAGGCGTCTGCTTCAAAGTCTGAAGCTAAAACAATTTCCGTTGATGCTTTCGTTGCTACTTCATTTTTAGCCATTTTCGTTTCCTTTACTTCATGCTGATTTAATGTTGGCCTTTTGGCCGATGTACGCGCCGAATAATTCCGTTGGGAATTCCGTGCCACGTTCCACCATCTCACGAACCCACGCTTTCAACGTCGCAGGTTCTACCTTTTGCGCCTGCTCCACCGGATAGTTTTGCACACGCAATTGGTCTAGTAACGCCTCGCACAACTGGTCTTCACCGCGACCAAATCGAACAGAGACGGTGTTCTTGATAATGTCATCGTAACCATTGTCACGAAGCCACTCGTAGGCTTGCGCCCGGTTCTCTTCCTTGATGCTCGCGCTGTAAAACGCTTTTACATCAATCTGACTGCCGTCAGCCATCTTGAACGATTTAAGCCCAAGTTCGGCAAGCATAGCGGGAATCGTATCTTCCAACAGCTTTCGCTGCTGATCTTTACGTTCTTTCACAACATCCTCTAGTTCCGCTATTTCTTTCTCAAGCTCTTTCGCTCGCTTTGCCAGCTTGCCAACAGAATCAAGGTCTTCATTCTTGATCTGTAACGCACCGGCGTCTTCTTCAAAAACTGCATTCATATCAGTCATCACGCTCTCCTCTCTCAGTAATATCAAGTTTAATTGGGATGTAGACTTGCTCTCTGCGATCCCACTTCAATGCGTTAAATCTGCCGCCGTTGAAAGCGGCTACGATTGCACACACGACTCCGATTGTAACTGGATCCCCAGTCAACAACACAAAATCTTCATCAGTGAAATCCCTAAGTTTTCTACGCAAGTTACGAATAGTAGGCGCTGACGAGAACGCAATCTGGTGATTGGCCTGCAACAGAACCTTGACTTCACCAAACTTCATTGCCCCTGCAATATCATGGTTTGGCATCGCCTGTACGACATAAACATTTGCCACGTTTCTGCTCTCCTTTCTAAAAACGTTCAACTAGTGTACAATAAATTTACGGGCTGTCAATAGGCTCGATCAAAGAAAGGTAGAAAGACATGGACTGGTTTCTAGAGAAGTACCCGTTTAAGAACAAGCCGTTTGTCCACCAAGCCGCATATTTACAGCGTTTCTGGGAGGATCCGCATGTAGCTGTGTTTGCAGAAATGGGCACCGGTAAGAGCTTCATGCTCATCAATAACGCCGCTATGCTGTATGACAAGGGGCTTATTGATTCGATGCTTATCGTTGCACCTAAGGGCGTATACCGTAATTGGTATCAATCAGAGCTGCCCAAACACATGCCGGATCATGTTCCATACGCAATGGCATGCTGGTCCCCCTCGCCGCGTAAAGCAGAGCGTGTCGAGATGAGCGAGATGCTGGAAGCGACAGACAAACTGCGCATCCTCATCATGAACACTGAAGCGTTTAGCACAGAAAAAGGCTTGACATATGCCCGCACTTTCCTGCGCGTGACCAAAGCGTTTATGGCCGTAGATGAAAGCACCACAATCAAAACGCCAACCGCAAAGAGAACAAAGAGCATTATCAAAGTGGGCCGTGAGGCGCGGTACAGGCGGATTGCAACAGGGTCGCCTGTAACCAAGAGCCCGCTTGACTTGTACTCGCAGTGTGAGTTCTTGGACCCCTCGTGTTTAAACGCAAGCAGTTACTACGCTTTCCAAGCGCGGTACGCGGTTCTTGTTGAACGCAGGCTGTCAACACACACGTTTAAACAGATTGTGGGCTACCGCAAATTGGACGAGCTGCAAGAGAAGCTCAATTGTTTTTCTTTCCGCGTGACCAAAGAAGAGTGTTTAGATCTGCCCGACAAAATCTACACTCGACGCGAGGTGGAGTTGACGCCAGAGCAGACAAAAGCATATGACCAAATGAAGCTCATGGCGCTGACGTTGATTGATGGTAACCTGATGTCTACCAACAATGCTTTAACGCAGTTGATGCGCCTGCAGCAGATTTGCTGCGGCCACGTTAAATACGACGATGGCAGGCAAGAAGATATCCCGTCTAACCGCATCAAAGAGCTACTAAATGTGTTGGAAGAATCATCAAGCAAAGTGATCATTTGGGCCAACTACCGCAGGGACATTGAAAACATAAAAGTAGCGCTGCAGAAAGAATATGGCATGACCACCGTTGCGTCATATTACGGCGACACAGAGGCGGAAGAACGGCAAGAGATCGTCACCCGGTTCCAAGACCCTGACAGTGAGCTGCGTTTCTTTGTAGGTAATCCAAGGACAGGGGGATACGGGTTAACCCTAACTGCCGCGGACTTGGTTATTTACTACAGCAACAACTTTGACCTAGAGGTTCGCCTGCAATCAGAGGACAGAGCGCACCGTATTGGGCAGACAAACAAAGTAACTTACGTTGATTTGATTACCCCAAATACGGTTGATGAGCACATCGTCAAAGCACTTCGTAACAAAATCAATATCGCCTCGGAAGTCCTTGGCGAAGACTTAAAACAATGGCTGGTTTGATATGCAACTAATCCCTATTCGTAAAAAGTATGTTTATGAGCGGCTGATACGGACCGACTCTGACGCAGGCCGTTTGTACTCTGCACAAGAGGGCTCCCCGATGCCTAGTGTTACAAACATTCTGGGCGCTACAAAAGATAAAGCGCACCTTGATGCGTGGGCCGCGAGGGTAGGTGAGGCAGAAGCGGACCGTATTAAAAACGAGGCGGCCACGGTAGGCACACACATGCACAACGTGGTTGAGCGCCTGCTCCTGAACCGTGATCTACCAACTCCCCGTACATGGCTCGCGGTCAAGGGTTATCGCATGGGCTATCAGCTGATTGAGCACTTCTTTCCCAATGTGCAAGAGGTTTGGGGCGCGGAGATTCCTGTGTACTACCCAGAGCGGTATGCAGGCACATCAGACTGCATAGGCATTTATAAAAACACTGAGTCGATTATTGACTTTAAACAAACCAATAAGATGAAGAAACGAGACTGGATTGAAGACTACTTCGTCCAGTTGACTGCATATGCTGCGGCGCACAATAAGCTGCATGGGACCAATATCCGCAATGGTGTCATTATGATGGTTGCGCAGGATGGGCAGGTACAAGAATTTGTAACCTGCGGGCGGGAGTTTGATGGCTACGCTGACAAGTGGTGGCAGCGCGTGGAGCAGTTTGAGAAGGCCAAAAAAGGCCCGGAGGCCTTAGGTGATCCTCCGGGCTAAGATGCCGCAACCAAGGGAGGAGAAACCCCTTGGCGGAGAACAGCGGCAATTAGAGAACTACTTTTTACGCGCTGCCCGGATGTTATCTACCATGTTGGGGTAGGGCCGCCCGGCTTTCTTTGCAGCAGCCTTAGCTGCCGCCTTTTTGGCAGGGCTAAGGGGTTTAGATTTACCCAACCCTTTCGGGCGTTTTTTATCCCATACTTGTTTCATAAACCTACCTTTGTGAGGCCTGTTGGCCCATTAATAAGCCACTGATCGGGTCATTTGGGAAAAGGACCGGGTACATCTGACGCAGCATGGTAGAGGACTGTGATGGACCGGCTGCGGGCTTTGCAGGAGAAATCCTTGGCCCCATCGTGTCTTTGGGCAAGCCGCGGGTACTTGGTGCAGCAGGCATTTTACGTAGCAGATCTTTTGCGGAGAGGGCAGGCAGACCGGCGGTGGCAGTGGGCTCTGGTTGTTCTCCGCGTAATCTTTCTTGTGCTTCCATTACAGGAGCACGGAGCACTGGTGGCTGAAAACCAAAAATATTTTTGGCGATAAAGCTGGGACCTAAGCCGATTTTCCCTAAAGCAACTTTTAACGCTTTTGTGTCAACGCTATCTGTGTTCAGCTTACCAACAGCATTGGCGAATTTCTCGTCCTCAAGGGCCCGCAGGAACAAGCGGTCATGTATTTTTTGTTGGGTAGTAGACATCAGCCGTACACCCAACAAAATGCCTGC